ATCATTTCTATATCTTGCGAAGTTAATACTTATTTTCGATTCTTTTTTTTCAGGCATATATAAATGCTTCTGATTAGCCATTATAGCTAACCCTGAACTTATAGCGGCATCAAACCTTGTCCTATCGCTTATATCAAACTTTGCCCAATCTTCTAGCGTCTTCATAAATGGCATCGTTCCCATCTCCTCAGGATCTCTATACTTTCCTTCTAAATCTAATCCTACAAACTTCTCAATATATGACTCAATAGCCGATGCGTGTGATTGCCTTACGTCCTCAGAGCTATTAGGTATACCACCTAGCTCACGCTCTGTTTTTGAGAGCTTTGCAAATGGCTTGTCAGGTCTATTCATACAGAAACCTCTATATCCCCTATTCTTAAAATGATAAAGAAGTCTTGGCTTATTGTTCTCTGCAAGTATTGGCATACCATAAAATACACAAGCCATAAGTACCTCTTCAAAAAATATCTCAGCTGTTTGAGGACGAGCAATATATTCTAAGAAGAACTCATTGACAGGACCCTCATCCATATGGAACTTAGTCATCCCGTGAAGGGCACCATTAGAGCCACGCCCTACAACAACAGCAGATATATCATAAGAGTCACAACCAAATGAACCTAAATGCTCATTACCCGGATATTTCATCCCATTTCTTATATGTACATTATTTTGGTAATGCTTAAGTGGCGTCCAACTAACTAAAAATCTTCCTGACTTGTTTGGAGACCAAACTACCTCAGTATCTTTAACCCCATCTTTCCAACTAAATGAGCCACGAGTGATGTAATGCTCTTTAATCATAGAGTCATTGTAATCTATCTGATGATATATCTTAGTCAAATTAAATAACGCTTGCTTACTCTCATCTCTAAATGCGTGAGACTCTGTTCTTGGAAACTGACGATAAAATTCATTTAATGCATCTGAGTCATTTTTTAATGAGTCTACCTCTGCCTCCCAATAATCAACAGCTCCATTTATTATCTTCATTCCATCAACTCCTATTACAGGGTCACTTGGCTTTCTAAATACAGGCATACCATATCTATCTATAAACCCTTCCATATTCCATTCCATTGGAATAAATAGAGCATACAGTCCACTTTTAGTCTGTCCGTTTTTGTTTCGCGAGCTGATTCTTGAATCCTCATACAAACTTTTAAAATTATCACCACCCTTACTCAAAGCATTCGAGGTAGAGCCCATCATACATTTACCTATTATCTTACTACCTAATCTTAAACAAGTTTTAGTTACACGCCAATTATTTAAGATATTATTTGGCTTAACCCACTTTCCACTCTCATCGTGAGCTAGGAATAGTAGTTTTTCTCCATCATAAGAGTTCTCTTCTGTGTTCTTCCAATCTATTGTAGTATCTAAACCATCTATGTCATTGTCATCTACGTCATACATATTCTTCTTGGTAATCTTTGACGCAGGCACACGAAAAGCTAACTCAGTCTTTGGCTTATCCATACCATCCATTACAGGTCTAAAGAAAAATGGCAGTCTGCTATTTATTGGAACTACCTTATCTGTAAACATCTTCTTAGCATCAGAACCTGTCTTAGATAAAATGCCAATACGAGCATCACGTGCAAGGGTAGCTATATTAACGCATTCTGAAGATGACATAAAAGAAAAGCCTGAACGTCTTATTTTTAGGTATATCATACCAAACGCCCTATTATCTGCTCTGCAAGCTTCCCAAAAAATAAAGTATATTCTATTAGCTTCTCTATAATCAGGGTATCCTATATCTATGCTTGCCCATTGTAAGTACATCCAATGAGAGCCTGTAATGTATGTAGGCACTCCATTATTCATAAACCAAAAGCCATCCTCTCTGTAATCAAATTGTTTTTCTATGTAGTCAACCCAATCATTTTTAAAATCAGACGCTCTCTCATTCCAATGGAATATAGATTGAATTTTAGTTAACTCTTTAGGCAACATTTCTCTTTCCCAATATTGCTCTTCTTTCTTATTACTTCTTTTGAAACATTTATCAGGAGCAGGAGGCAATGCAATCATTAATCCTGATATATTTATAGTTTGACCTATCTGACCACTTTTGGAGATAACTACAATATCGTGCTCTTGGTTATATCCATACGCCCATCCTTTAGCCTTATTTTTCTTGGCTATTATCTCAGGTAGAATATATCCATCTACCACATTATATATACTATTTAGATCTTCGTTCAGCAAATCCTTGTTTTGTGTCTACTTTACTTACTCCTTTCTCTATTGCTTCTAAATTATCTTTTTCAGCCTCTATTCTTGTTAGTATCTCAAACGCATCAAATATAGCTAACTTTTTTGTTGCTGCTGCATTCTTTAACTTATCTGCAGACAAGTCATCTCCTTCCTCATCTGATGGCTTAAGAATACTTTCTTCAGCCACTTTGATAAGCTCAAGAACAGCCTTGTGCCCTGCCTGTATTATTCTAAGTTTTGTTTCTTTGCTTGTCATTATAACTTGATTGTTATTTGATGATCATACACTCTATATAGTTTTTCATCATCAATAGTAAACTCATACTCACTATCCGGAGCAAAACACACTTTATCATTTGGAAAAATGTTCTTACTCATCAGATATTCATTTGAATATTTGACAACACCCATAAGTGGTTCTTCTGAGAATGGCTTATTAATATACGATTCTGTTGGGGGGATAGGTTTTATGAAACAATACCTATCGTAAGCGTTCCACGTGGAACCGTGCTTATACATAAAAAATTGGTCAGGCTCGATAAAGAATAAGTCATCTTTAAAAAAGCTCTTGCCGCTTTTCTGCCTACCTTTCATATCATTGTAAAACTTAAATGCATTATGATGCACAAGTAAAGTATCTCCTATTACAATAGGACCTTCGTAACCTAATGGAAGCTCGATAACTTCAGCAAATCTATTTGAGAACTTATGGTCTTCCTCAGATGTACTTACTATAAACTCAACCCCTGCAATGTCCTTTGTGTTATCGTAGCGTTTTCCATTTATAGGTTTAACTATAAAGTAGAATGGTGAACGCATTTAAAAATTTATATTATATTCAATTGAAATCGGAATTGTAGTAGTAAACTCTTTCCACAAAACTACTTCTTCTTTATCATTTATAATGTAGATAAGAAAAGATTGTTTTGATGTATCGTATTTGATTAAATGTATTTGATGGCTATCAGAAAGAACAGGTTGCCCTACAATATAATGCATTGCTCCATTCTTATAATCAAGACCTATTGATATTTTTCTAATGTCCATTAGATTACTATTCTTATTTCTCCTGTAGAAGTTCTATATATATTACCAACATCTAACCCACCTGCTAATGCTGCAGCATTGTTTGAAAATGATTCTAACATATTTCCATTTTCAAATATAAAAGTAAAAAGCTCACTAATTGTAAAATTCTTAGTTGCATTATCGTGTGCGCTATCCGTTCCTATCAATTTATCACTTCCTGATATAGGAGAGTTGGCTATTGTATATGTTTCTATTTTTGCCATTTATTATTTATTTTTTCAAAGATACAAAATTATACAAGAGTTAAATTCAATTGATATGCACCCCAAGTGTATGCTGCTTGATTTATATCTGTTGCATCACCCCATATCTGATATTCTTCACCACTCATAGTTAAATTACCTTCTGCTACTTGTATTGATGATGTGACACCTTCAGCATCAGTTGTTACTGCTAATATCTGATAATAAAATGTAGCACTTGTAGTTAAGTTGTCATTAATGCTAATCATATTAAATATATTAGCTTGTACTTGTTGTCCATTAGACCAAGATGTAATTGGTTGTATTGCTTTCATATATATTAATTTATTACAAAAAATCCTATTGATGTTTCAGCAGTTGTTGCTGCTCCTAAATTGATTACAAATGAACCTGCTGCAGGTACTACATTTTTAATAGTTGCAGTTGCATCATTTGTTCTGATTACTGCAAATACTATTGATGATGCAGTAACAAGTGAGTTTGTTACAGTTACTGTTGTTCCTGCTGCTGCTATATTTACTGTTCCACTTGGTTTATTTATTGTCTGATTGCCTGTTGTTCCTGATACAGTATTAGTAGCAGTTAAAGTTATTCCACCCCCACTTGTAATTCTCATCTTCTCAGTCATAGCTGTTCCACCACTTTGAGTTGAGAATATCATATCTCCACTTTCTGAACCTGCTGTGTTTACAAGATTAGTGATATTAATTCCTGCTCTTGCTATTTGAGCTGTACCATTTCCTGCTCCAAATACTAATCCATTTGAATTTTGAAAATCATAAATTAGTGAAGGTTGTCCTCCTCCACCTCCATTTGCAATTAAAGACATAAGTCCACTAAGATTACTACCTGCATTAGTAGTTTTAAAAGTCCAAGTATTCCCAATAGTAAATCTATTACCTGGAGTTAATGATGCACCTGATAATGTAAGTGCATTACCTGATGCTACTGCTATTGTTCCATTAACATATAATTTATATCCATTATCAGTAGATGTTCCTATAGCTAAATTATTTGTATTTTCAAAGTAAGCTGATGTTCCAAATAATATATTCCCCTTAGTAGCATTACTTGTTGATGATAATGTAAGGGAATTAGAAGCAGCAGTTCCCCCTACAACAGATTGACCTCCTGATACCCCTGTTGATAGATTAGATGTAACTGTTCCTGATGAATTGGTAAGACCTGTACTGAAGGTATAAGAACTTCCCCCACTATATTGAGGAATATTAAGTGTATTACCTACTAATGTAGCAGCACCACTTGTTCCTGTTGTTGTTAAGGTTAAAGTGCCTTGCTTACTATTTATTTGTGTTTGTATAGCACTTGTTACTCCTTTAACATAGCTTAATTCAGTTAATGAAGGATAAGTTGCTACAGCTAAAGATTGAATATTACCACTACCATCTAAGGCAAGTATTTGTGATGCTGTTAGGGAACTCAAGACAGGAGCTGTACTAAATGTTTTTGTTCCTGCTATAGTTTGAGCATTTGTATTTATAACACCTCTTGCAGTAGCTGAAGCATTAGGTAAGTTAAATGTATGGGAAGTGCCACTTGACACTATTGCAAAATCAGTACCACTTGTTCCCGTACCCAATGTCTGAGAAGCTCCTGTCAAGGAATTGATAGCAGTAATTCCCGTACCTGCCATAATACCACTCTGTTGTGTAATAGTAAGTATAGTAGATTGTATAGCAGGATGCGGATATGGACTTGTTTGAACAGTTTCAGAATATATAGACATATTAGCATCAGAACTTGCCCAATATAGTTCTATTATATCTCCTGCCACTAATTGAATAACATAATTCCAAGCTGCCATCATATATGCAGGAGAATTACCTTGTAAAGATAAATTACCTGCACTATATGGAACATCAGTTCCATTTTTTCTTAACCAAAAGTTTGCAATATCAACACCTGCATCACTCTTATCTAATTGAGAAGAAAACTGTAAATTGTAAATACCTGTATTAGCACATACAATTTGAGAAGTCATTGTCCCTGTATATGTAGCAGATGTTCTAAGTTGAGAAACTGAAACTACATAAGTTCCTATTCCACCTGTACCACTTGTAAATGCAGATATAAATGTTCCTGCTGTTATACTACCACCTGTTAATACCATCCCCACCTTTAATGTTCC